CGTATCATTACTGATTCGGAAGATACTCATATGGATTAATGTGCCATATAAGCCAAGCCCGGAAGTTTATAATTTTCGAGTTACGTCCCACCCTACTGTTTGAAGATCCCACCAAAAAGTGGCATTATCACGTAGACATTTACCAATTTCACCAAACATGAAAATACAAATTAATATATTAGCATGGTTAGCGTACTGGTGGTTTCCAGACGTTAAATACAGCAGACAGGCTATTGAACAACTTTGTTTAAAAGTTGAACTTTGGTCTATCACAAAAGGGGATCTTTGGGTGATTTCTCACCTTAAAGAAATCCAACTCCTTTATACTAGATCACTTTGTGGTGATCCAATTAAAGTTTCAAAACAAATAATCGGTATAAATAAGGATGGTTTACCTAAAGGTTTACCTATTCTTAATTATATCTTTACAACTGGACGTAATCAGGATATTAGATTTACTCTAACACTCTTGAGTATATACAGAACCATTAAGGCTTGGAAAGATCCAGATTTATCTACTATTACTAGTAAATATTCGGGATTGCAATTTACAAATTATGATTTTGACCCATTTATTAATGAGTTTATGTCAGAATTTAAAATTACAACTTTCAGTCCAAAATGGAGTAAAGAAGATTATTACTATTCTGTTAAAGCTGGTCCTAATGGAAAGGCTACATGGTTTTCTATAATAGATGCCATTAACCTTCCTGTATCAGTCGTTGAAAACCTTAAAGTACTTAGTGAGTCGTTATTCCTTGAAGTATCACATTGGAGAACGTTCTCTATCGAAATTTTCGATAAATTACGTTTCAAAAATACTGATACTGTTAAGACAATAACGAGAAAACTTTCTGTAGTTAAAGATCCTGGAGGGAAATCTCGTATAATAGCAATCCTAGATTACTATTCTCAAAATATACTTAAAAATATACATGAGGAAGTATTCGAAAGATTAAAACTATTACCACAAGATAGAACCTTCACACAAGATCCACATGTGGATTTTGCTGGGCCTTATTACTCATTTGATTTATCTGCAGCCACTGATAGATTTCCTCTTGCCCTTCAAGAAAGGGTAGTAAGAAGTTTATTAGGTGATTCAAATAAATCGAAAGTATGGGCAAGCATATTAGCTGACCAGGAATTCTATGTACCATGGGAAGACAAATTCGTAAAATACGAAGTTGGCCAACCAATGGGAGCATATAGTTCGTGGGCAGTATTTGCTTTAACCCATCATATCATTGTCCAATTAAGTGCAAAATTATGTGGGGAATTCCCTACACGAAATTACATTTTACTAGGCGATGATATTGTAATAGGAGGATCTGAACTTGCAGAAGCTTACAAAGCCTTGATAGGAGCTCTTGGAGTATGTATCTCTCAACACAAAACTCATGTGTCATTAAACACATATGAATTTGCTAAGAGATGGTTCAGAGATGGTATCGAAGTGTCTGGATTACAAGTGAATGCCTTCATGGAAACATGGAGGTCATATCCTTTGTTATTTCAAACAATTAGAACCTACTATGAACGGGGATTATACCCTAAATTATCTACTTCCTATCCAGAGCTGTGTGAAACATTATTTATTATATTAGGAATGTATGAGCGTAAAGCCCATAATATTTCTAAAAAAGTAAGTATGTTACATGGATTTTATCGATGGATCCACGAAGGAGATGTGGCAGCAATACGTCAAGTATTGATTACACTATGTCCCGATGAAGCATCTATACCTAATGAGAACCACGCGATGTTTAAACATTTAATGTTTATACGTTTCGATATGGCTTATCAGGTAATCCATTCAGCCCTTGTTACTAAAGTTAATAAATATCTCGAGAAAGTTCCCGAGTTACTTATTAACGATAATGTAATCTTCAACCCGGATCAGATTGACGATAGTGAAATTGATTGGAAAGCACTGGAAGATCCTAACTATAAATGTCCTCGTTCGAACTCATTCGGACATAGTGATATTTACAGTTTACCAGTGATAAAATCACTGTTAAACATTAGTAAAAGACTTTCAGTAGATCCGAGAATATCTCAAGACTCAAGTAATCTTAAAGATCACATTGATGCTCTTGTTATTCCAGAATTAGATGAAGTCCGATCTAAAGTTAGAGGAGCTAATGTACTAATCAAACAAAACATACTCGCTCAAAAAGTACTTCATTTTCATAAAGTACTTAATAAAGGAGCATGGATGTTTGAAGTACAAGGGTTCATGAAGCTTGGTTTAAACCAAGCCAATCTCCCTCGCTAGTATTTAACTACTTTAAACCTTAATTCAGATTCATTAAACTGAACAGTCATACAATATGCCTCCAAATAGGTTGTACTTAGGAGGTAAATAGGTATGAGCAACCATGCGGCCCGCGTTTAAGCGGTGGCCCCTCACTGATTCACTATCAGTTTGGG